GGAGTAGCCAAATAATTGGTTTCTCCGATTCTAGCAGCATGAGTTTTAAAAACTCCTGCGAAATCCGCTAGAACTGTATCGGTTGAATTAGATCTACCAACACCATTCTCTATTCTTCTTTCTCTGGACCCTCCTGGGGCCTCAGATTCTATCTATTTCATCTTCTGACAAAAGAGGTATCTCCGAAAGATCATCACAGAAGTCCTCGTTACACTCTGGAGAAGAAAACTCCACACCCTTTAAAGGGGTTGGAATATCTTTCTCTAAACAGAGAGCACGAAAGGCTTTCATGACGTCCTCGGAAAAATCCTCATAGTCTGGAAATTCATCAGGTAAGTTGAACTCTTTCGGTTTCAAAGCCGCGCCAAGATTCTTTTTAAAGGAGTCCGGGTTAAAGCTTGTTGGATCGAAGTTGAGATTAATATACTGAAGAAAATCCGGACCAACATCGAGGTCCAGTAGCGACACAATGTGTTTCACTGTATTCTCGGTATTGTCGGAAAGGTTTAAAGTAGTAAGAAGAAATTCTCGTCGAAATGTTTCATAACCAAAGTCCTGTCCTCCTTGGAGGAAGTTTCGTAGGAATAAAGAATCAATCGCAATTTGCAACTGTTTTCTCACCCTAATATCGGTACAAGGAACTTGGTAGGAATGAATGAATGACAAAGAAGGGAAAGACTCAAGGGCCTGATCGAGAAGGAGTTCTCGAAGGCCACAATGCGTCATACATCTCTTCGTTACTGTCTGGAGATCAATAGGACTTAAAAAATCTTCATGATACTCAACAGACGTAACCGGGTCGTTAAAGATCCGTTCATCTTCTTTCATACTTGACACTTTTTTCTCTTTGATTGAGAGGTAAGGAATTGAAACGCATCCAGAAAGTGGTTCTAACTTTTTAAAGAGGTCATTAAGGTAGCATAATTTTGCTGTCCGGACTGACTTCGGTGTCTCAAGGGTTTTACCCCATGAGAACGAAAGACCACCATGACTAACAGGAACTGAAATACTCCTGACTGTCCTGGATAACTTTTGACGGTTCACACTTTTGAAGAGGTCTTGTACCTCCTTACAATCGTATGTTGACATCGCAAGTTCCAAATCTCTTAAACACTCACCCAGAACACGACTACGCCTATCTAAGACCATCTGCTTACCTGAACCTACTACATTTCCATCAACTATAAGTTGTGAATTTACCGTCCCAAATCTTGGGTGGATGTAGTTCTTCCCCGCGGAGAGGTCAAGCCCGAATTCTCGGACTTGCTCTTTCCAAACAGGATAAAGTTCAGGTTGGGATCTCATCAGAATGTCATCTCCATTTATTAAGTATTTGGAAGGAGACAATCCGCTGAATTCCGCAGTACAGTCATTTAAAAGGCACAGCAAAGGAAAAGAAAGGAGGGATCCCATCAATTGGCCAGATTTCTGCAGAACCGGGGTTAAACCCGAGTCTTTAGGATAGACCAGTAAATGTGGAGAAAGCTCCTTCATGGCCCAACGTTTCGTTGGTTCATGATTAATCGATTCCAAGATTCCCTCCATAAGGGCTTTAGAGCCCTCAATGGAAAAGGAGTCAGTTGCTGCTGAATAGTCGCCGGATATCCAGACGTCTCCGGGATCAGACCCTTCGTAGATGCGATTTATTGCACCTTCTAAGCGGTTTGTCCCGTGAGTAAGACAAAATTGTTCGAAATCACCTAAAGCGAGCCACATGGCACGTTGAAGGGGCTTCAAGCAAAAAGTATCTCCGATACCTGCTGTAATTACTCGGACCTTTAGGGGTTCGGGTACGGGCTCAACCCTTACGGGAAGAGGTCCTACAGGAGGATATGCGGGGAAATCAAGGCATTTAGTTGTCCCTTTTCCACTCTTGAATTCAAATCCTTGAGTGAATTGGAACTGTTCGACCTCCTCTAAAAGAGGTTGAAGAACACTAGTATCTTGACATTTGTCTACGACTGTCTGAATCCAGTTCTGTCTGAAATTCTCATGGTAACTCTGTCGTGACCTGAAGAGGCCACGAAACTCACCAAAATTCTCAAAGGGAGTCCATTTTATTTGGTTTCCCTGAGGGTCGAAGTCCGATTTTCGTTGAAAGAACCTATTCGGGTCGAATTTCCCGGCAGTTGGCGGCTTTTGAAGCGCCTCCTGTTGAGATTTTGACTTGAAATAAAGGTTTTCCACACGAACCCAATTTGGGAGTTCACTCAGGCAATAAGCCTGGTTGTTCTCAACCAATAGGGGAACGTGGAAGCGTCTCCAAAAAGACGCGTCATCAATTATCGGATTATTTGTCGTATAGATTGAACGAAGTGAACATCCATAAAGTAAATTGGAAGTACATATCAGGATTGGGGAACAGAATTTCTGCCCCTTTTCCGAGAGTTCAGCCATAGGGAGGACATAAGGGCAACAAGATACAAGGGTTTGAAATTCCTTGATGTCGTGTCCATCTGTAGCCTGACCGAGGTCGTCAAAGATGACAATCGGCTGGCCACTATATCCGTCCCAGTGGTCTACATGACAAGTTCGTTGGTAAGTAAGAGATTTTCTATCTACACCTGGAAAAAGGGAGGAAAGCTCGTTGACAATCAAATTGATACGAGTACTTTTCCCTTGCCCAGGCTGTCCAAAAAGACCAATGACTAGTGGTTCCATTCGGTCGTCCGGATTCTCCTTTGAAGGAAGATCAACTAGACGATTGTGGAAAACAAGATCTCCTTTTACTCCCCCCGTTTTACGAGGGAAAGCGAAAGAAGCCTTGTTGCTTGGAAAGAATCCACTGTTCGCTTTGTAATACTTAGCGACGTGTTTTCCAAACTCACGCCCTTTTGCTTTTAATTTCAAGAGGGTTTCATCAGAGAGTCCTCGGTGAGGGCTACTCAATTGGTCTCGGTGTTTAATCAAGGTCTCCAGAATAAATGAATCTGGGACTTCCTGACACAGCACCTTGGACTGTAGACATGAAAAGCAGAACCGGACAAGCTCCTCCTTGGAGAGGGAACCCTTCAACTTTTTCCACACTTCGGTGGGGAATACGTCGATTGAGTCCCCTTCAGGGAGTTCTGCCTGATCCATAGCTCTGCTAACCATGAGACAAAGAGAATTTTTCAAACATTTAATCAAGTCCTTCTCTCCTAAATCCTTTTTACGGAACGAGGAGAAGATATGCAGAAAAATCGAAGATAACAGGTTGTCCTCCTTAAGGAAGATCTGTCGACCTCGACCACGCTGCAAAGACTTGAGACCATCTAGACGAAACATCTTCATGGTCAAAAAAAGTGCATTTGAAATTTTCAGAGAATGGAATAGAGTCCTCCCGTCCTTAAAGACAAGAGGAAACTTTCCGAGAATGGTGTCCAACGGAATCCCGTAACGGATCGAAAATTGGAGTGGGGAGAATCCCCGCTTTTCTTTCTCAATCTTATAACGGTACCGTATGGACTTGTTAGCGTTTGCACGAACCTTCCTAGTGAAGTTCCCTCGATCAATTAAGAAAGAGAGACCTCCGCTATCCTCAATAGAGGACACACCATCGTCAAGACGATGTAGAAGGCTCATAAGAACACGATCTAGTTTATTTTCGCCCAAGAAATAAGCATCCTTAAGGAACGCTTTTTCAAAGGTTTCAATATCCAACTCTAACACTCCAGACATGGTGGCTTTACCGCCACCGTGGCTTGTGACCTTATTCGGGGTCACTACCTGTGTAGATGTTTTCGAAGTTGTGTTGTCAAGACAAAGGGGAACTAACCCTCAGTCCAAGATGATCATCTGAAAGAACATAATGGTAATTGAATCGAAGTTTAATCATAGGTGGGGGAACCTACTCATAAATAAATTTCCGAAATAAAACGAAAAAATAATTCAACAACTATATTCCATCGATGTCGCGTTCTCACACGCGATTGGGACCCTCAACGGATCCCTACTCTGGTCAAT